ATTGCGTCCTGCAGCGTTTAGTAAAGCAATCACATTTTCCTGCCTTGTCAACGATCCGTTACCTGACATATAAGAGACGAATGACAGAAAATTTTGCATTAGAACACACTGATCCAACGTGTAAACATGAGTCGTGCTCTTGTACACTTGAGGCGCGAGGTATAGCACCTGGTACTGTGGGATATACTTATACCTCTCGTGAGTCGACATTGACTGCACGGTTAATGGATATTGCAGCTCGTATTGATGCAGACTTTTCCATAGAATCCAAAAGGGCAGTTCGAAGAGAATCAGGTAGTGATATTGGTATGCTTCAGGCAGCAATGACTAAAAATTCGAATATGCAACCAATTGCTAGTCCCCTAATGCCAAAGGCTACCCTTCAGACACCATTAGAATTTTTTTCACCGAATATAAAAGTTCTTAGAGTGGTGCAGAAAGCTGACAGAAAGTATCTACAATGGCGGTTTAAAACTGAGTTACCATATGCCTTCTTACAGAAATGGGTGTGGTCGAATGAGGAAGTGAAAGATGACGATGGACACATTGTCATTCCTCCTTTAACAGTAATGATATTTAGGAAATTCTCAGCTTTTCGATGGGCTTTTGGCACAACAAATGGGCGTCCGCACTTGGTCTCAGCTCAGCATGGTTTATTTCCGAAAAAGCTAGCAAAAGCCATAACGGTAATGGTTCAGCAGACTCATAAACCTCCACTTAAGATAGATGATGCGATGACCCACCTTTCGGAAGCGATGGATTATATGTATCGAGCGTTTCGTGTTAAGCAATTTGGCACGGAAATGTCACAATTGTCTTTTAAGTGGTTGAAGGACTTGTACCTAGGTGCATCTGCAGGCAAAAACAAGGGACCTAGTAAGATGCTTAGAACTTTTGAAGATCAGCCTTTACATACACCAATGTCCATAGGGCCAGGAAAGAAGAAAATAGATACCTTTGAATCAGATCTAGAAGCAATCTTATTGTTTTTGAGGACAGGTAAAGATCCTCCCATTTGGTGGCAAACAGCTGCGAAGAATGAGTATTTTTTTGACTTCGCGAAACAGATGGATGATAAGGAATGGGATGCCTTCTGCGATAAATTGCGTTTATTTGTAATTCCATCCTCAATTTTCATTCTTATGGAGAAAATGGTATCAAAAATTAGACATTTGAAGGAAAGAGGTTGGGTTATTCAAGTAGGTCATAAGTGGCCCAAGGGAGGTACTGATCGATTGGCAAGATGTCTTGGAATTTCATTGATGAATTGTTGGATTAAGAACATAGTTGAGGGAGATGTAAAGAAATTCGACCAAACGGTTCTTGAAATGTTTGTGACCTTATATTTCTCGACTATGCAGATACATGAGATGCCCGGGACAGCAGAATATGCCTTGACAAGACTGATAGTCGAGTGCCTCATGAGAAATGTGGTTACTCGAATAACAAATGTGTACGGAGATTATTGGGTCTCGATTCGAGGAGGTGTCCCGTCTGGATGCTTTAATACTAGTCACATGGATTCATGGATTATGAGTCTGTATTTCTTTTTATTTGCAGTATATCAGATTTATCATGCACCTGAGGATATTCAGGAACGACTTGAAATTCATCTTCTAGAAAAGGTCCGAATAATTGTTTATGGTGATGATCATCTTTACTTTAAGGGAGAAGGGGAAGAGTCAGCCTATTTTGGTGGAAATATTTTTGCGAAATTCTTGAAGGACCACTTTAATGTCGTTCTTAGAGACATTTATGATGGAGTAGCATTTTGTAGTACTACATCTTTGGGATGGGTATTAGATCGAGGTGCCACATTTTTACAGCATCAGTTTATTTTGAATCCCGTAAAAGAACCAGGACAGTCGTCTTTTTTACCATTTCGAGAATCTCGACATTTGATGGTTAGAGCGATATGGGGGAGAGAAGCACATACTCGGGATGTTCTTGATGTTTTGATGTCTTGTATTGGCCATGCTTATGGTACTTTTGGATCGAATGAAGATGCATACTGGAGACTTAGATTTATGTATGGTGCGTGTTTGTCCGAAATGGAAATGACCCCGTCAAAGGCAGTCCACGAGTGCTACGCGAAGATAGATGGCCTTACAATCAAAAAGTTGAGACAAATAGGAGTATCGAGAGAAGAGTTATTGCAGGGTTTTCCAGAATGGGAAACATTGGTACGGAAAAACATAGTTGATTGGGATTATCAAGATATTACAACAGAAGAAATAGGAGAAGAAGTGGAGTATGTATCATGGTCGTAGAGTAGCTCATAGTAGAGCAAGAAAATTAAT